CAAGGAACAAAACACCGATTTTTGGTTTGTATCACTATAAAAAAATAAAAAGATGAAATCCGATGCATGGTTAACATATCTTGATGAATTCATGAATGAATACTACAAGGAATTACCAAAACACAAGACATATCGCGAAGCATATGAAGAAATTGAAAAAAGACACAAGGCGATTTTTGATCGCCCAAGGTTCCGCGATTACACAGTTTTTCGATCCATGTTGTCGCGATGGCTCAAAACAAATCGATAATTGTTGCAAATGTTAATTCGAAACAAAATAAATTCGCCCCATGCAATTTAGTGTAAAAAGGTTGTTTGGGTTCAAAGGAATTGAAAAGCGGTCGTCATTATCGCAACCAACCGAATGGTTGATGAATTCTTTGAATAGTGTTTTTGGCTATCAAACAAAAAGCGGTCAGGCGGTCAATCCGCGGACCGCATTATCAATTGCATCAGTCCATGCATGTGTTCGAGTGATTGCAGATGGAATCGCCGGTTTGAACCTTAAATTGTACAAATTTGATGGCAAATCCCGCGAAACTGTGGTGATCCACTACACAACACCGGTTTTGAATGAGCCGAATGCATATCAGACACAATTCGATTTCATGAAATATATGACATCCGATTTGGCATTGCGCGGGAATGCATATGCATTCATCAACCGCGATGCAAGATTTTTGGCCGTCGAATTGCATCCGATTTCACCTGATTTCATTGTACCGGCATTGCAAGACGGCCAATTGTTCTATAAGTGCAGCGCGCCGGGTTACCCATCGGTCATTCCGGCGGTTGACATGCTACATTTCAAAGGTCAATGTTTAGATAATCCATTGGCCGGTGTTTCACCAATTGTTTTGCATGCCGAAACATTGGGAATTGATTTGGCGGCGATTTCAGGAAATGCGGGTGTCTACAAAAATGGGGTGTTAAAATTCCTTTTGACATCCGATTCGCAAATCAAACCGGAACAAGCCGGACCATTGAAAAAATCATTGGATGATGTCATCGATGGGGCGGCGCGATCAACTGTGTTGCCACAAGGCATCAAAATGGAAAAATTGTCATTGACACCTGAAGAAGCGCAATATTTGGACACAAGGAAATTTGATTCCGAAGAAATCGCGCGGATCTTTGGGGTGCCAGCATCAATGATTGGTGCCAAGGATGGAACACAATCATCAGTGGAACAAGAATATCAAGATTTCTATATGCGGACATTGATGGCATATGCGATCAATATCGAACAAGAATTTCAGCGCAAATTGTTAACCGAATATGACAAGTCGGTTTATTATTTCAAATTCAATTTCAATTCATTGTTAAGGGCCAGCGCAAATGATCGCGCCGATTTCTACAATAAAGGAATCCGCGGTGGTTGGTTGTCAAGAAATGAGGCCCGCGAATTTGAGGATGCAAATGGATTTGAAGGAGGCGACGAATATTTGATCGAAGCCAATTTGATGCCATCATCCAAAATGGATGCATTCATGGATGCGAAAATTGAACAACTAATGGCATCAGTCGATAAAACAAACAACCCAAGCGGCATCAATAATCAAACCAATTTATAATGAAACAAGAAAAAAGAACATTCACCGGCACAGTGCATGCAAGGGCCACCGGCGAAGGAATGCCAACCGAAATTGGCGGAATTGCCGCCGTTGTTAATTCGGTGACTGATTTGGGCATGTTCGAAGAAGTGATATTGACCGGTGCATTTGATTATTGTTTAAGTGGCGAATATGACATTCGGTGTTTATTCAATCATGAATCGGAATTGATATTGGGCCGGACAAAGGCAAACACATGCAATGTTTTTGTCAATGCTGATGGAAATTTGGAATATACATGGGTTCCTGATTATGAAAACCCAACCCATATGTCAGTGGTTCGATCAATCATGCGCGGCGATATCACACAATCATCATTTGCATTTACCATCAAGGAACAAACATGGGCGGATAGTGAAAAATATGGCAGCATGGGCAAAAGAACAATCAAAATGATTGATCAATTGTTTGATGTTTCACCGGTGACATATCCGGCATATGAAGAAACCGAAGCCGATGCAAGATCCATTATCGCAATGCGCGATCAGGATTTGGAAATCGAATCAGCAAAAAGAAGCAATGTCAGTGCCGACATTTTGAAATTGGCATTGGCTCGATATACTAACTTATAAAAAAAACTAAAAATCATGAATAAAATCAAAGCATTAAAAGAAGAAAGAGGCCGTTTACTTGGTGAATTGGCAACTTTGCAAACAACCATTGAAAAGGAAGCCCGTTCAATGGCCGATTCAGAAACAAGCCGATTGACCGAAATTGAAGCCCGTTTAGGTGCAATCAAATCAGAGGTTGAAACCCTTGAAAAATTGCAAAACCTTGCAGCGCAAGCCGCCGGCCATAGTGCCAGCCGCAGCGAAGAAAAGGAAAAAAGCAACATGGCGAAAGAGTATTCATTCAAGCGCGCAATGGAAATGGCCATCACCGGCCGTCGCGAAGGTGTTGAAGGTGAATTCAGTGCAATGGGTGGCGAAGAATTCCAAAGAAGTGGTGTTAGTGTTTCTGCACATAGCATCAAAATCCCTTCTGAAGTATTCAAGCGCGATATGAGTGCAACCGGTGGATCAAGTGGATCTGAAGGTGGTGTGAATGTTCAAACATCAGTTGGTTCAATCATCGATGTATTGTTGCCAAAAACTGTATTGGCCGGATTAGGTGTTCAGCAACTTAGCGGGTTGGTTGGAAATCTTGATTTACCAACTGCATCAACTTTGCCATCAGCGGGTTGGAATACTGAAAATGGAACCGCGACTGAAAAGTCACCAGCATTTAGCAAAATTACATTTAGCCCAAAAAGATTGGCCGCCTATATTCAGGTGTCAAATCAGTTAATGTTGCAATCTAGCAACTCGATTGACGGGTATGTTCGTAATTGGTTATTGAACGCAATGGCGCAATCATTGGAAAGTGCTGCAATCAAAGGTGGTGGATCAAATGAGCCAACCGGAATCATTGCAAATGCCAATGTCAATGTAACTTTCGCCGGAGGCGCGACATCAAATGGAACAAATGTCAATGGTGCTGCACCGGTTTGGGCTGATGTTGTGAATTTGATGAAAGCGGTTGAAAATGCCAATGGAAATGGTGTTTCTTATTTGACAAACCCATTGGTGAAGGCAAAGTTGCAAACAACAAGCCGTCAAGCATCAGGTGTTGAAGGAAACTTCATTTGGGCATCAGGTGGAACGGATTTGAATGGTTACAATGTTGCAACAACAACTTTGGTTCCATCAACTTTGACCAAAGGTTCTTCATCTACATTGTCAGCAATGATCTTTGGTGATTTCAGCAAAATGGCCATCGCTTCATGGGGTGGAATGGAATTGACTGTTGATCCTTATTCAGGTGCAACCGCCGGTTTGACAAATGTTGTGTTGAATGCTTATTTGGACACAAATTTGTTGAATCCCGCTGCATTCGCAGTGTGTAAAGATATTGTTGCTTAATAACAACAAATCAAAACCCATGCGGGGGTTTATCCGCATGCCATGGGCGATCTTGATTGTATCGCCCATGGGCCATGAAAGTGAAATTTTTGATTAACCCAACCGGCAAATTCAATTTGTCTTATAATGCGGGCGAAATTGTTGAAATGGATTCCAAACAATGCGAATTGTTATTGGAGGCCGGCGCAATTGAAATCGTTGAAGAAGAAATAATTGAAAAACCAAAAGTGAGCAAAAAGAAACCGATCAATCCCGAAACCGAATTAGACGCCGAATAAAATGTTTGTTGCAAGAAGATACACCGCATTCGCCAATGCCGCAACTGATTATGTCAGTTTAGCGGAGGCCAAACAACATTTGCGGGTGACATCAAGTTCTGATGATGCATATATTACCAACTTGATTTCAATGGCAATTGAATCATGTTCCGCTTATTTAGGTTATTCCATCAGGAAAGGAACTGCGCGGTATGCATTTGATGGGTTTACCGGCGCGCCGGCGATGGTCAATCCGATCAATGGATTGAATATACCATCCGGCAATTATTTTCGCTTAAATAGTCGGATTTTGGCCATTTTAAAGGTTTACTATTTGAATAGTTCACAAGCATTGACCGAATTCGATGCAAATGCATGGATTTCATCAACCGATCCAATGGGATTGTTTTCGCGCAATGTATTCATTGAATCATCGCCGACATCAGTCACTGATGACCTAATCAAATATATCATCGAGGTGACCGAAGGTTTTGAACCAGCGGGAACCAGTGGTGTTGATCCGGACAAACTTTGCCCCGCATCAATTAAGCATGCGGCATTGTTATTGGTTGGTCAATATTATGACAATCGCCAAGCCATTACAGTTGGGGTTCAGAATTCACCATTGAATTTCGGGTTTCAATATTTGTTGGATGCTTATAAAATAAGTGTTTTGTCATGAACGCCGGATTGATGGATCAATTGGTTTCTTTGCAATCTTATTCGGAAAGCATTGATTCAAACACCGGTGAAAAATTGCAATCATGGTCCGAATATGCGACCGCATGGACCCGAATTCAAGAAGCGGAATCAGGAATTGAAAGTGTTGATGCGGACCGAAGGGAACACAAACAAACAGTGCAATTTACCATCCGGTACAATTCATCGGTTCAGGTAAAACACCGCATTGTTTGGGATTCAAAAAATTTCAATATTATAAACATCGCGAATCTTGATCGCGACATGTATTTGAAGATTCAAGGCGAATTGGTAGAATGAAAAATCAGGTTCAAGGATTGGCGGAAACAATTGATGCATTGCAAAAAATTGGTGTTGAAATTGACACCGAAAAATTGCGCGCAGATATTCGAGAATTGGCAAGGCCGGTCATCGACACCGCAAAATCATTGGCCCCGCATGATTCAGGACAATTGGCAAGTTCAATCGGGTTTATATCGAATTCAGATGCGAAATATAAGTACACAGTGATGATTGCGCCCAATTTGCGCAGTGAACATGGATATTTGGCATTGTGGTATGAATTTGGAGGTCAGGCGGAAAGATTCACAAAATCGGGGGCGCATCGCGGCCGGATTCCAATGCACCCATTTATGCGACCAGCATTTGACATGCATAAAAATAGAATTGCCGAAGCAATCAATGAGAATATCAGAAAGCGCATTATTGATTTGGCTAAAAAACACAATATTTCAACTAAATAAAAAATAAAAAAATAATCATATGCCAACCACAGGAATTACCAATGGAACATTAATCGCTATTTACAAAGATGTAAGCGGAACACTGACAAAGATCGCCAATGCGACATCAAATGATTTCACAATCACAAAAGACATGATTGAAACAACCAACAAAGATTCAGCCGGCGCGAAAGAATACATCGCGGGTGAGTATGGATATACAATGTCGGTTGAAGGTATGTTTGAAGAAGATGGATCAGTTGGTGCATTAATCAGTTGGAAAGAAATAATCACTGATTTATTGGCCGGAACATCGGTGACAATTGTCATGACATCAAATGTCGCCGGCGATTTGAAATTAAGCGGATCAGCATTGTTTAATGATTTGAAATTGACCGCCCCACAAAATGCGGTTTCAACATTCACTGCATCGATTCAAGGAACCGGAGCATTGACTGTTTCAACTATTTAATTAAAATTTGCCTATATTTGAGGCATGAAAAACAAAATTGAAATAGGGGGTGAAATTCATCCCCTTATTTTTAACATGAATTCATTGCGCAATGTGATGTCGCACATTGGCATGGAATCATTCGCAGATTTGCAAAAGCATTTGGACATGGCAAAAACTTTGGATTTGTCATTGGTTTGTGCATTTTATGGCATTTTGGAAGGTTATGAAATTGATGGAAAGCAATCGCCATTTTTGACCGAATCACAAATCGGTAGAAAAATTAAAAAGTATACCGAATTATTGCCGGCCATGAATGGTTTTTCACAAGCCATCACCGATTTTTTCACCATCGAAGAAGGCGAAGAAAAAAAGTAAGTGCCAGCAATGAAGGCCCACCATTGACATGGCGCAAAGTCGAACAAATTGCATTCGGCGAAATGGGCATGAATGAATTTGATTTTGGTCGGTGTTCACCAAGATATTGGCGCGCCCGATTGATTGGCATGCGCAATGCACAATATCAAGAATTTCAAAATCAATGGGAAATGTCGCGATGGATGGCGGCAACAATTATGTCACCCCATTTGAAAAAACCCATCGCCCCAAACAAGTTGATGGCATTCCCATGGGAAATCATTGAACCTGATGATATTGTTGCAAAAATTACTCAATATGCGGATATATTTGCGAAGTTAACCCCGCCAGCCGAAGCATGAAAGCAATAAATGCAGTTTATAATATTTTATCCAATAATGCAGCATTGACGGCGGTTGTTTCGACCCGAATCAATCCATTAAGGATTCCACAAGAATCATCATTTCCGGCGATTTCTTATCAATTGGTTTCATTGGTTCCGCACCCATCCAAATCGGGACCATCGGAAAGTGATTTTGCAAGGGTTCAGATTAATTCATTTGGAACATCCTATCAAAGCGCAGTTCAGGTTGCTGATCTTGTCAGGAATGCGATGCAATTGACATTGCCGGCGACATTCAATTCGGTATTTGTTCAGACATGCGAATATGATGGCGAAGCGCATATGAGTGAAGATAATGCGGGATTTGCGGGAATTTATCATATTGCCCAAGATTATATCATTAATTACAACAAATAATGGCCAAATCCCAATCACTCAATATTATCATCGGGGCCGATATTCAAAACCTTAAAAAGGGATTGGATGCGGCGGTTGTTGCAACCCAAAAAGCCGGCAAAGATTTGTCAGGCGCGACCGGTGAGGCCATCAAAGGGATGCAAGATCAGTTTGCCAAGTTGGCCGCATCAAAGCCATCAATGGCAACTGTGCGACAAATGCAAAATATTGCAATGACGGCCCGATCATTGGGTCCTGAATTCCAACAATTTGCAAATGAGGTGATCAAAGAAGCCGGCCGGATTAAAGATTCAGTTGGTGACATGCGGGCAGAAATTGGATATTTTGCCAGCGATACAAGGCGATTGGATGCGGTGTTGGGTGGTGTTCAAGGTTTGGCCGGTGCATTCAGCGCGGTTGAAGGCGCGGCGGCATTGATGGGAATTGAATCAAAGGATTTGCAAAAAACCATGGTGCAATTGCAAGGCGCATTGGCCTTGGTTAATGGATTGCAAGCGCTTCAAAGTGCATTGCAAGCGGAAAGCGCATTCATGGTTGGATTAAACACCGCAGCAATGCGAATTCAAACCTATGTGATGGGTCAAGCAACAGTTGCGGCGCGGGTTTATGCCGGCGCATTAATAGCAACCGGCGCGGGCGCAATCTTGGTTGCAATCGGATTGATTGCATCAGCATTTTCCAATGTCAAGGACAAAACAAAAGACACAACAAAGGCGGTTGATACATTAACCGAAGCATATAACAAACAAGCGGAATCATCCAAAGAAGCATCGAAGAACGGGATGGAAATCGCCGATCAATTATTGAAGAAAGAATTGGATGCCGCCAAATTGCGCGGTGCAAGTGATAAGGAACAAACACAAATTGAAATTGCATTTTGGCAAAAAAGGAAATCCAATTTGGAATCCAATTTGGCCGGTTATGACAAATATTCGGCACAATATTTACAAATTAGCCGAAACATATCAGAAACCGAAGGAAAAATCGAAGAACTGCAAACAAGCCAATCAATTGCCAATGCCGACAAAAGGCGCGAAGCAAAAAAGAAGGCACAACAAAAAGAATTTGACGATTCAATCGCATTGATTAAAGCCCAAGGGCAAGCAACCAATGATGCTGAAAAATTCTTTATTGATCAAAATAAAAAGATTAGGGAAAAAGCCGCATCGGATTTGTTGAAATCAAAACAATTCAGCGGAACAAATATGATTGCCGGAACTGCGGTTCCACCGGTATTGATTCAGGTTAAAATTGATGATAAAAGCCGATCGCAAATTGTTCAAGACATGGACCAATTGACAACCGACATTTCAAAGTCAGTTGAAACCCTTGGTGAAGATTTGGCAATTGGATTGGGCGAGGCATTAGGAAATGCATTGTCAGGTCAGGGCAACCCATTTGAAGATTTTGCAAAAGTAATTTTGGGTTCAATTGCCAACTTTATCAAGACAGTGGGAAAACAATTGATTGCATATGGTATTTCGATTTCAAAATTTAAGGCAGCATTTGTGAATCCCGCCGCCGCAGTCGCAGCCGGTGTTGCAATGGTCGCATTGGGAACCGCGGTTTCATCACAATTAAAAGCCGGTCCATCAGTGCCAGCATTTGCCGATGGTGGTATTGTGAGCGGGCCGACATTGGGATTGATGGGTGAATACCCAAATGCAAGGTCAAACCCCGAAATTATTGCGCCATTGGATAAATTAAAAACACTAATGAAACCCGAACAATCATCCGGCGGATTCATCGCATCCACAACAATTCAGGGTCGCGATTTGGCGATTGTTTTAGAAAGATACAATAAAGATTCAAAGCGCGGGTAATGAGAAAATATGTCGGTTCCTTCAAAAGTATTCAAAATGTAACTTATCGCATTGAATTATGGGATGATCCATCAGGAACAACACCCGAAATCACCGCGCGATTATATGCGGCAAGAGTATTGGCCGCCGGAGGTTATCAAGAAGGATCATCATGTCTTTTAACTAAATTACAATCGCTTAATTCATCCACCGAATTAAAATTGGCCGGCAATGGTTTCAGCATTGAAAGGCAAGGTGAAGGGGATTCAGTATATGAAAATTTTGTCAGATCATCCCGCGCGACATCACAATGGGTAATGCCTGATCAAACAACCTTGGATGATTTCATTGCAATTCAAACCATGGCGGAAACCGCATGGGCGATGATCATTTATCGCGATGATGTCATGTGGCATGTTGGTCGAGTATTGGCGGACCAAATGACCCGATTGCGGGAATCAATCCAATCAAAACCGATCATCGAATTGGTGGCGGTTGATGGATTGGAATTGATGGATGGATTCAAGGTAAAATCGGCATGGTTTAGTAGTGGTAAAATTACCATTTCACAATTGATCCGCCGGTGTTTAGAATCATTTGATTTGTGGGAATATTGGGCCATTAATGGAACACAAACCGAATATTTATATGAAGGTGTTTTATTGCGCGAATCGCATGCATCCCGATTGGGAATCGACATGTACAAAGTGGATGAATACACCTTTTTGACCAACTTTGATCCATTTAGTGATGTTAAAATAGTTGATGCGGTCGGTTGGTTAATTGAGCCAAACTACATATCATGCAAACAAGCATTGGAAAATGTATTGTTGATGTTTGGGGCGCGCCTAATCCACGAACTTGGTGCATACTATGTTATACCACCAACTGCATATAATAGTGCCACCACAATCAATTTAAGGCGGTATTCATATACTGCACAGTATATCGGAACAACCACCTACACACACCGACAAACAATCGGCAATGATGTTCGCCCATTATGGATGGCAAAACCTTCTTTGTATTATCAACCAGCGGCCCAATCGGTCACTATTAACACAAAGCGGCAAAACCTTGCAAAGCAATTGCGCAATTATAATGATCGCGCATCATCAATTTTGGAATTGCGGGTTTATGATGTTCCAACCGGATCAACACCGGATGATGCACCAATGCGAATCCGCCTGATGGCAAAGTCATTGAAGCGAAGCATAGTTGATGCCGGTATAACATATGTTGAAGATTCGACCGATCTTTATTATCGAATTAAATTATTGGATTCAGGTGGCAATATCAGGGTATTGAATAACAATGGATATTGGGTGACCGGTAGTGTAACAACCCAATTGTATCGAATGCCAACCAACAATATCAAAGGCGGTTGGATCACATCCGAATTTGAATTGACATGCACAACCGCGCCGGCCGGATTTACCGAAATGCGCATTGAATTAGAGGTGCATGGAAATGTATTGCCTTATTCAAGTGGTGGCAAATGGAAAAATGGAAATTCAGCAACCAAGGATTTTTGGGGATCAATTCAGGTTTCATTTGCCGATGCATCGCCATATAAAAATGCGGACTATACTTTTGATATAACTGAAATAACAACCGCAGCCACCGCCAATTTGGTGAATTCATCACCGGTCATATTGGATCCGGTATATTATACCGATGCATTGCCTTATGGCCTTGGAAATTGGTTGGTCAACAATGGGACAATCGATGTTTTGGCATCGGATTGGTATGGCGGATGGGATTCAATAACCCATGGAACAATTACCAAAATGTTGGGATTGCAAATGGCATCGGTTTATGCTGATTTTTTACCGGTCATTCGAGGCAATTGGGTTGATTCAGGGACATTGACATCAATCAAATCATTGTATTTTGACAATTATGCATGGGTTTTGAATGGTGTGCGATTTGATGCGAGGTCCGAACAATGGGATGGCGAATGGTTGGCCATTTCACCGGTTTACACAAATTCGACATCATCCGGTGAAGGATTAAGGGTTAACCAATCGCCAACCGGCAATTTGGGTGATCGCTTAAATTATACCGAAACCGCGGTTGCAAATTTGAATGGATCCATTTCAGCGGTTCCAAATCAGGTGTTGGAACATTTGGTGAATTATGCTGATCAGGCACCAACAACACAACCCACACAAACAACCCAATGGGAAGTGATGTTGAAATATACCGATTCCACCGATTCGGTGACATGGTTGGTTCAGGAACATGGAACATTCAAGACATACACCGCCGGGACCCATTCATTAGATTTGGCATTTGAAGGTCATTTGTTAAATGGGGCCGGTGGAACAATAACAATCAATTTGCCAGCGGTTGCCGAACAAAAAGGCAAAAAATATTATTTTGTGAAGTTAGGTTCAGCGCATGCCGCGGTCGTCAATGCATATGCCGGACAAACAATCAATGGGGTTGATCATATGAATTTGAATACAAATTATGAATCAAAAACCATTATTTGTGATGGGTCAGCATGGTAT